TGTCGGGGCTTGCATCAAAAAATCGTTTTTCCATGTAAGTAGGGGAGAGTTTCCTCTCCCCTATTCCTCTCAGTCGATTAAGAAGTAGACAAGTCAGCGCAAAGGCCGTGAGCGTTTTCAGCCAAGACTTTATGGCCGAATTCGATCAACAACATACGCTTCTCAGCGTCACCTGTCTTCGCCAACTCTAATTGTTGGTAAGGACGCAGGACGGTCATCTTTGCGTACTCAGGATCAATGACCCAGCCATCACGCTCGCGCTGGAAGCGGTTAGCGATAACGGCCACATTACCAAAGTCGCTGACATAGATGTCAACTGCACCGATCAACACGGCAGGCTTTTCGCCACCGTTGATGTTGAAGCGTGAAGATGCAATGCCAGAGAAACCGGACACGCGCTGCTTGTTGACAGGACCAACCATCAGGATTTTTGGTGTGCCGCCTTGTGTCCATACTTTCTGAATCACATTCTTGAGAATGGTTTCAGTGAAAGTACGCACATTACCGTCACTACGCGCATTGTTTGGCAATGTGGTGTAGCTTGGGTCAGCGCCGTTGGTTTGCTTGTCGGTGTTGGTCTTGACAAACGCGCCCAAGGAGGCAGTGGCGCGAGCAGTGGTGGTGTTACCGGCTGCGGCAACTGCACCATTCAAGAATGTGAATTCTTGGTCACGCTTCAACTCAGAACCGCGCTTGGCGATCTGATAAGCCAATTCAGAACGGCGGCCAGCCTTGTTAACCACTTCTTCAGTGTTTGACAAGACGATGGTTTTGCGTGCGATCTGAGCGTAATTGGTCAAACGAACAGTCGCAACGACTGCATCGAATGTTCCAACGTCATCACCTTCCAACTGAGCATTGGCGGCTGCGTCTGCCAATGTGTCGGTCTGCCACTCAAACAGAGTGTTGGTGATTGTTTCGCGGCCAATGTTGGATTGGTACGGTGTTTCTTCGGGAGCGATGTTGGTGATGACATTGCTCAAGTCTTCACGAATACCCTTTGCAGAGTAGGTGGTGAAAGTATTACTAACGATAGCCATGATGGATTCCTTATTTCAAGAGTTTGTAGATTGCATCAGCCGCGTCATCGACACGGCCAGTTTTCGCAAGACGCTGTTGTGCTCGCATCGCTTCAGTGTTGTTTGATACTCTCCCTGCTGCGCCAGGCTTGGCAGGTCTAGGCCCATTGTTCGTCACCGGCTTGATCTGTCCACGCTTGGACATCATCTGATCGTACAAAGCCGCTTTTCGCAGCAGTACAACCGCCCTGTGATCTAAAACATTCTTCAGTTCATCAGGTGAGAATCCAGCCTTCTGGCCGAATTGAACAAGCATCGACTTCTCAGCCGCAGCCTTTTTTGCGTCTTTCCACTCAGGGATAGCCGCCATCAAAGCCTCTTGTTCCTGCTGCAACATCTGATTGTGATATTGCATCTGCTCTTGCTGTGATAACTCAGAGAGTCGCTGCTTTTCCGATTGGATAGCTGCGTTCTTCTCTTGGTTGTCACGCATCAACTCGCGCTGCCTTACCCATTCGATGGGGTCTTCTTGATAAAGACGATCCCAATCAATGTTTGGCTGCGCTGCCTGCTGAACCTGTGCCTCTAGAGCACCCAACAAATGAGCGTACTGCTCGCGCTCGGCACGCACCGCCTGCAACTCTGCCTCTGCGTGCTTTCGCACCTCGGCAATTTGCTGCGTTTTGCGTGTGTAATCCTGAGTCCTTGAATATCCCTTTTGGAGTTCCTCCAGCGACACCTCGACTTCTTTACCGTCAACTTTGACGGTGAAGACTTGTGGCTGTTCTTCCTCTTCAGAATTCTCATCTTCCTCGGATTGTTCGGCATCAGTTTCATCACCATCCGCGTCTGCATCGGTTAGCAACTCCTCATCTACCGCCGCGCCCTCATCGGGCAACTGCGCCTCACTGTTCTCCTCTTGTCCCTCATCGGGGAGCATCCCAGCAAGTGCATTGGCCGCTTCGGCCATATTCATCGGACCCTGTACAACACTCGCCGCTGGCGTTGGTGCTACTGTTTGCATTGGTCTATTTCCTTATTTAAGCAAGATTTTTAGATGCACGTTCGATGGCACGCTGTGCCACCTTGCCGTTGTCGATCATTTTGGTAAGTTCGTTCTTGAAACTCTCAATGGCACGCAACTGCGCCCAGACAATTTCACGCTTGCTCGACTCTTCCGGCTTGCTGCTCTCAAACTCCCACAGCAAATCGCCACGCATCTTCTCCATGGCCGCTGCAAATACCTCGTCTTGCATAAACTGCTCAGACTTGCGGCCTTTTCTTACCTGTTCTTCGTTCATTGCGCCATTCCATTAAGGTTGATGGGTGGAGGCACATTCGCCGCTGTCTGCACAGCCTGTTGGATGATTGCAGACTCTTGCGCCATGGCCTCCCGATCCATAGACTGCTGAGCTTGAATCTCGGCAGTGCTAATTTGTGTCTGATACTTTAACTCCAATTCGTACTTTTTGAGCATTAAGTCTTGCGCCAATTGATCTCTTCGATAATCATCATCTCTGATCATCTGCTCGCGCTTCAATTCCAACTCGGCAGCCTTCTTTTGGATGTCAGCTTGGATCGACTGAGCTTGCACTTGCGCCAGCACCTCCTCTGGTGTCGGCTTTGGTGCTTCTTCTTGCGGCATTTGATAGTCAGGTGGCAGTGCTTGGAAGTAGCTGGATGCGTCTTTCACGCCAGACAACTCAACGATTTTCTGAATCGTGCGGATGTACATGGCTGGCGTGACCACAGGATTGCCCAAGCCAAACTGCTGCATGATCTGCTCTTGCTTACCGGCAATCATGGTCAAAGCCTGAATGCGCTCGCCGGTGTCGCCATTGCCCAGACCGATATTGACGGTCACATCCATGTTGGAATTCCAAACACGCGGGTCAATCTCCACCCACTCATTCCGCAAGCGCACCATCCGAGGCTTGTCCTGATGCGTTGTCATCAGATACAAGATGCCCTTGAATAGCTTTTTCATGCCCTCGGCCAAGAGTCGAGCTTGCAACTCCAAACGGCTTTGGCTGGCGCTGACGGTGGCCGCCACCGCTGCTTTGGTGGTTGACTGCAAAGCGTCAGGATCAAGTCCCATGGCGGCTTTGCTCATGCCGGTGCGGTCTTCGCGCATCTGGTCCATGTAGTCCAGCATGGGAAATGCGGCCTGTCCGACAAAGGGTGAGGAGAATGGCTGAACCATGCCTGGCGCTCTCATCCGGATAATTGCGCCTGTCTCGTTGTTCAGCACATCATCAATATTGACCTGTCCTTCAACGATTGCCGTGCGCGGATGAATTGACTGCGCCAGCGAGTCCAAGGTGTTTCGCAACACTTCGGACTTGATTTCCTGAATGTCATGCGTCAAATCAAACACCGACATGGCCTCAAGTGGTGAGGTGTGTGGCTCTGGATCACATGGGAAGTCAACAAATGGGATATAGCTGGCTGGCAGATTACGCACCACGGTGTAGCCAGAACCCATGCAGCAGACCTTACGCAACTCGGCGATGCCGTCACCGTCATAGTCCACGCGGATGTAGGACTCGACATAGAGAACACGGCGCTGACCAGGATTCAAACTGTCGCCCGATCCCATGGTGGTGGACAGCGGCTGACGCGCCAAATACTCGTCATTGCTGTCCAAGTCGGTGCTGGAGATGTTCTCCTCGATCTCATCCAACTCATAGCCCATGGCAAGCAAATCGTCCACGGTTGCCATCTGACGGTGGGCGATGATGCCTGCATCTTCAAATGACCGCGCTCTGCGATCCAGCACCAACTCTTCGGGTGGCACGGCCATGATGCGGATACGGCCATCCTTGGTCTTGCGCTTGATTTGCACATCGTGCAACATGGGCTGCTGCATCGCTTCAACCGGCAAGGGCAAGCCGGTGGCCGGATCAACCTGTGGCTGCATCATGTCCATGGGCATAGATGGGTCTGGATAGCTGACCACGATCTTGACCTCTGCACCCTCTTGCATCAGCAATTGCACGGTCTGGTCATCGAGGCCGGAATAGTCATCAATCTTGACCTCTTCAACCTCGTCCCACCAATACTTGGCAATGCCGCACTTACGCACCAGCGAATCTTTGAACAACGCATAGGTGGTCATAAAACCGTTGTTGTCGTTGCTGAATATGTAATTAGCATAGTCAGTCGCCTGCTGAGTGCTGGCAACATCTTCAGGACCGCGCGGCACATACTCAACGACATTCTCACTGCTGAAGAAGACCTTCATCAGACTTGGCAACATAGCCGAAACGGTGTCGCGCACTTCCATCGCAACTACCTGTGATCGGCCATCTTCCTCATTGCCAAAAGGGTCGCCACGGTAATACTCTGTACCCTTGGCGCGAATCGGAGAGATGTCGGCATCAATGTAGGAAACCGCGTCTTCCAGTTCACCGGCCACGATGCCCTGCAACTCGGTGTCATCCATCGGATTGACTGCCGCGATGTCGGTGCTTACTTGCATATCGTTGATCATTTCTTGTTCCTTTTGGATATGGCCTTTGCGGTCGCCCTAGCCTGTTCTTTTGAGTTAGCCCCCCAAGCCTTGAGAGACAACGCTAATCTGGTTGGCTCGCCATTCTTTTCCATCGGACCGGCCATATTGCCCATTCTCGCAAGGAATGATGCCCTGCGCGGATTGTCGCCAGACTTGACAGGCGCTTTCAAGTTCATGCCCTCGGCCTTTGCGCTGGCGCGTCCCTTAGCATTCAAGCCGCCACTTGGACTCTTTCCCTCTTTACGCTGCCACGCTGGTGTCTTCATAAGGCACTTTCTTCAAAATCACATACATGGAGTCAACTGCACGCGGCAGTCGCAGTATTTCATCTTGTGGCAATTCTAGGCTTGCACCGTAATTGCTGAGACTCATTTGCAAATGTTCCATCTCAAACCGACTGCCCCTCCAGCCCAAGTACCACGCCCACTCGCAGTAGTACACCCAAGATTTTTCGTTAAACGCTCTCACATGAGTCGGGTCTTGCCACGCGCCATGACTCAAGTCATAAGGCACATGAATGTGCATCTCGCCACCCATCTCCAGCAAATCACGACAGTTGGTCATGGCCGTCACCAGATCGGGTATGTGCTCCAACACATCATTGGCGATGATCCTGTCAAAGCAAAAAGGCTTGATAGTCACCTCTCCTACTGCCGATTTAACTGTCTGACCATAGGTCAATTTGCAGATATCCACCACCCAATCAGCACCAACATCGGAACGAATGTCAGCATTCACGCAATCGGCTCGGCGATCCTTGCCCGATCCGAGATTAAGAGTTAAACCACTGTTTTGCATATTCCGGTCTGTTCTTTAAGAGCCACGGTATTGCGGCCTTGGTCAGTGCGTCACCGTTCATACCCACAGTTTGGCTGCCAATGTGATGCACATACGATCTGCTCAAGTAGTGGTGAAAGCCAGCGGCACGCAAATCCTCACAATGCACATCATCAGAATACCAATTTAGTGGGGGAAACTTTGCAGCCTCCCACGCATCACGCCCGATCCATGCAAAGATAGGGGATGGGCATTCCATAGGCACAATTGCGTCCTCGTATGGGTACTTGAAGTAGTGCAACTGCTGATCAAAGGGATTGCTGCGAATATTTTGCACAGGTCTGGCCGCATCACAACGCGCTGAAACCCAACCCACAGGCTCTCCGGTTTCCGCTTTTAACTGCGCCACATCCTCCATCAGCAAGCGGTAGCTGGTGGGGGTCAGCACGATGTCATCGTTGGCGCAGATCACCGACTCAAACCCATCGGCAAAGGCGCGGTCCATGATGTCGTTGTAGTCATCACCGAAATTGTGCGCTGCACCAAAGACCTTCAGGTCAGCGTTAAAGCCGCCAATAATGGACTCTGGACCGCGCAAATAGACAGGCACTTCGGGACAATACTCGGCGATGCTTGTGAGCATCACCCGCAAACCTTTTGCGTGTACTGTCGAGATGCATATGGGTGAGATCACTTCTTTGACTTTGGCTTCTTGGCAGTCTTGGCCGCCAGCTTAAAGTCAGCCGCAGACGGTGCTGCCTTTGATCCAACCTTGTTCATCTTCTCGCCGCTGCCGGCGGCAATGCGTTTTTGCTTGGCGTTGATGTTGGAGTACAAGCCAGGCTTAGTCTTCATTTTTCATTCCAATCTTGATTGTCAATAATGACTCAGGCTCTTCACCCTCATCCTCTTCACCCTCGCCACCGGCAACCCAAGCCGAACAAGTACGGCTGGACGCGCACTTAAAGTCGAATATCTCGCAGTAACCCAAGTCACCGGCATCAATCACTGCCCATGGGTCACCCTCATCACCAATGCCCTTGGCGATGCACTCCAGCATGGAATCATCCTGATTGAAAGCCGCGCAGTTTCCGCAACGGCTCTGCTTGGCATCCTCCTCGGACACCTCCCACTCAGCCGCCATCTGCATCCAATACTGCTTATTTGGCAGCTTGGGATTCTCAGGACCGTAGTCGGCAGACTCAATCGCCTTGCCGCGATTCTTCAGATTAAGCGTGATGTCTTGCGTTGCCATGGGGCAGCTCTCTTCGCCACCCTCATAGCCTTCGTCCTGATCCATGGCCTGATCCATGGTGCGTTTTAAGGTAGCCATTAACGCATCCCCTTGGTCTTCATGTTCTTAGCAGTGCGAGCACCGCGCATGGGCATCTTGGCTTCGGACATCGCAATTGCCACGGCCTGCTTAGGATTCTTGACTACTTTGCCGCCCTTGCCAGAGTGCAATGTGCCAGCCTTGTACTCGCCCATCACCTTGCCAACCTTCTTTGCTGCCTTTGTCATCTTCATCATGTACCCCTTAAAGAATTAGGTGTTGGCGCAGGGAGTTCTGGGTTGAATCCAACCTAGAGCAAACTGCTTTTAGAAGACCCAGTTACTATGCGCCAACGAATTCGTATTATGCAACCCTTGAGAGGTTTCTTTTCAAGGGTTGCGCCCAGTTGTTGCCAGCCTTCGATCCCATCATGCCGATCACCGCATCTGATGCAAAGGTCAAACAGAAAGCATCAGCCTTGTCTGGCGAGGCTAAACCACGCTTCTTGATCTCATCTTTGCTCTCAATCTGAATCTTGCCGTTGGAGGTAAACATATACCGCACAGTCGCCAACTCAGCAATCAGCAGCTCATCCTTTGGCAGACGGCAGTCCCGCTGCTCTAACCACGCCTTAGCCTTGTACCAAAGCTCGGCCTTCAGATTGCGATAAGTACCGCCCATGGCCGGTGACTCCGCGACATTGATGCCTCTGGCCGGTAGCTTCAACTCCCGCAGACGGTCAACCACTCCGGCGCCAAGACCAATACTGTCCACCAGTATCTCGGTTGGACGGTCACTTGGCATCAATGCCTCGTACTCAGCCACCACCGCACCGGTCAACTGCATCAGGTCTAAGTTCTTCCAAGTCTTGATCGGCTCAGTCACCGCGTTGCCGCGGCGTTTGCACAGTGCCGAACGGTCAGAGCCAAAGCGTGCCACATCCAATCCCCACACCAACGGCGCGTAAGGCGAGGCCTCCACATCCCGATTCATCGCCAAGTCCAGCAACTCCATGGGGATCACCGTGTCTTCGTCACTCTTGGGAAATTCACCCAGCACGCGGATTCGGTAGGCGTTGGACTCCTCACCGTAACGCGACTTCATCTCCTCGATGTACGCTTCACTGACGCGGGGCGAGTCGGAGCAGGACACCTTCATCGTCACCCAATCCCCCGCCAAGCGGTTATGGGTGTCGTAGAAGAAACCGCTGGAACGCACCGGATTGCCGAGTAGTAGCGTCACAGCGTTATGGCCGGACATTGAGCCGGAAGCCGCCTCAAACACCTTTTCCGGAATACCGGATGCCTCATCTCCCACCAGCATCACATGATCGCTGTGAACCCCTTGCAAGGCTTCGGGCTGCTCAGCACGCGATGTACGCGCCGAGATGAACGCCTCCTCGTTGGCGCCAATCACCTCAATACGGTCCTGCTTCACATCCAGCATATCGGCCAGCATTGGCGGCAGTACCTTCACCCAACGCTTGACCTCAGCAAACAAGGCATCGTAAAGCTGGCTGCTGGTAGGCGCTGTCACCACCACCTTGACCGGAAAGCGCAGCAGCAAGTACCAAATCATCGCCCATGCGCTGGCCGTGGACTTGCCGACACCGTGGCCTGATCTCACGCTGATGCGTCTGCTGCCTGACGCGATGTGACTCAAGAATTCCACTTGCCATGGGTCAGGCTCGGTGTTAAGGACTTCCTTAACAAACAGGACAGGGTTATTCTTGTACAGCTTGACGAATTCGACAAAAGGGTTATTCGTCAGCAAGTCCTCGGAATTTTTTTTCGGGACGCGCTTTTTCGCGGTGGGGGTGGAGGGGGTCGGGTCAGTCATTTCGGTAGGTGTTCGGTTGCGTCATCAACCGCCCCCGCCGCAAAGCGCAAGGGGGGGGGCATCGCGCCGCGCCAGCCAGCAGGCCGGTCGGCGCAGCCACTTGACAGCGGGAAAGTTATCCACATGGCACTATATCGGTAAGTCATTGATTCATATGCTTTCTTACAGATTGCTTACAATATCCATTTAACACGATGTCCATTATGTTAAGTCAATTGTGGATAACTGGCCTGTTTCTGCCTGTTTTGCAGGCGCTTTGCAGTTATGCACAGGCCAGTGTGCTCAACCATTGCGATTTTCTGTGGATAAGTCATCGACAACCTCGACATGGCGCAGTGCCGCCATGCGTAGGTCTTGGATGTTGATGTTTACCGAGGCCGCCTTTTGTAAGCCATAAGTCTTCTGATCCCACCTTTCGGCCAGCCATTGCC